AATTAGACTGCGACAATCTGCACACTGGCGCTAACTCCGCCAGTGTGATAGTATAGAAAACGAAAGCGAGGTTATAAATGGCAGAACAAAACGAAGAGCACTTTGAAATAATTGATAGCAACAAAGCTAAAATACATGAAGAGCAGAAGGAGATGAGAGCAGAACTAATTGAGTGGGTTAAGACATGCGACAAGCTTCATATGGGTGAGCTATACTCGGAGATGAGAAGGATGAAAAGAAGTTGGAATGATTAAATAATTTACTAGACATTAGCCTCGTCAAGTAGACAAAATGTCCTGCGACAAAATGTCGCAGGGCGACCTTGCGGAACCGCACCGGAACCGCACCGGATCAGTAGAGGTACCAAGCACCAGGCAACATTTGAATTTTTTTAATTTTTAGTTTAAGGTGTAATAAAAAGGAATCCTAATACATACGTATTTATACAAAGGTTTGGATAAACGTAGCCATAAAATACTTTAAGGTTCCAAAAACATAACTGAAAAAATTTTGCAAAATTTTTTTTCGAATGCACTATGGATATAGATAAACTAAAGAAATTTGAAAAACTTCCACCTGATGTCAAAAGACAACTGGGTTTGTATATGGCCAAGTGGAAAGATAAGAAAAAACAAGCCGATATTAAAGATGACTTCATGGCTTTTGTTAAACATGTTTGGCCTGATTTTATTGAAGGTAAACATCACCAACAAGTTGCTAAAAAATTTAATGATATTGCAAATGGAAAAGTAAAGCGTGTTATTATAAATATGGCTCCCAGACATACTAAGTCTGAGTTTGCATCTTATTTATTACCAGCCTGGATGGTTGGTCGTAATCCTAAACTAAAAATTATTCAATCTACAAACACAACTGAATTATCTGTAAGGTTTGGTCGTAAAGCAAAACAACTTATGGATTCACCTGAGTACAAAGAAGTATTTCAAACAAGACTCAAAGAAGATTCTCAAGCTGCTGGTAAATGGGAAACCCAACAAGGTGGAGAATACTATGCTGCTGGTGTTGGATCTGCCATCACTGGTCGTGGTGCCGATCTCTTGATTATTGATGATCCACATACTGAACAAGATGCAATGAATGCTCAAGCGTTAGATAGAACTTATGAGTGGTATACATCTGGTCCGCGTCAACGTCTTCAACCTGGTGGAACAATTGTAATTGTAATGACTAGATGGAATGAAAAAGATTTAGCAGGTCGTTTGATATCTGCACAAAAAGAACCAAAGGCTGATCAATGGGAGGTGATTGAGTTTCCTGCAATCTTACCAAGTGGTAAACCCCTGTGGCCTGAATACTGGAACTTGTCTGACTTAGAATCAGTCAAGGCTTCTATCCCTGGTGCAAAGTGGAATGCACAGTATATGCAGAATCCTACTTCAGAAGAAGGAGCATTAATTAAACGTGAATGGTGGCAACCTTGGGAGAAAGAGGGTTTGCCTGCAATCGAACATATTATTCAATCTTATGATACAGCTTTTATGAAAAAACAAACTGCCGATTATTCTGCTATTACCACCTGGGGCGTGTTTCATCCTACAGAAGACTCTGGTCCCTGTCTCATGTTGCTTGATGCAATAAAAGGTCGGTATGAGTTTCCAGAATTAAAACGTGTGGCTATGGATCAATATGGTTATTGGAATCCAGAAACGGTTATAATCGAGAGTAAAGCATCAGGATTACCGCTTACTTATGAACTTAGAAAAATGGGTATACCTGTTTTAAATTTCACCCCATCAAAAGGTAATGACAAACACACCAGAGTTAATAGTGTTTCTCCGTTATTTGAGTCTGGTAGAATTTGGGCTCCAATAGAAATGGAGTTTGCTCAAGATGTAATTGAAGAATGCGCAGCATTCCCCTATGGAGATCATGATGACTTGGTGGATTCTATGACTCAAGCTGTAATGAGATTTAGACAAGGTGGATTAATTAATCACCCAGATGATTATGAAGATGAACCTTTACAACAAACACCAAAGGTGTATTATTAGATATGGCTGAAGAATACAAAGAATCAGAAATGTCAAAGATAGTTAAAAAACTCATGGACGAAGAAGGTTTTGAGTTTGGTGAAGCTGTCAAAGAAGCTATGAAAAGAACTAGAAAAGATGTTGCAGGTGGAGGCAATATAAATTATACTGGCAATATGATGAGATCAAATTACGCAATGGGTTCAGAGGACATTCCAGAATTAGAGGAAATGCAATCTGATGAATATAGAGATTTATTAAAGTCACTGAATGCACCAACCGAGGATCAGGCTTCAGGAATCATGGGTCTAAAAGAAAATGCTCCATCGATTAAGATGGCAGGCGGAGTAGATCCAATGTTACTTAGAGAATATGAAAAATATGTTTTTGAAATAAGAGAAATGGGTGGAGAACCTATGCCTCTTAAAATGTTTATAGATCAAATTTTAGCTGAAGCAAGAAGAGGTGTTAATGTTGGTGGAATGATGAGAGCAAACTATGCAGAAGGAACTCCAAAGAAAAAAGATTTAAAAGAATATAATTTTATGGAACTTGTCGATAAAGATGCAGAAGATGAGTATTATAAAATTAAAGAAGAACAAATGTTAAGAAAATATTATCCTGAAGATTATCCACCATCTCAAAGAACTATGGGTATGGAAGATCTTAGAAAAATGATTAACAAAGCAGAAAAAGAAAAAGAAAAACGAGCTAAAGGCGGTATTGCAGGAGTCCTGTAGTGCCAGACAAACCAATTTCAAAACCCTATACTATTGAACAGTTTAAAAAATCTGCAGATACTTTATTAAATGGTATTTATGGAACGGGACCTTCTTCTAACAATTATCTTATAGGTTTAATTCAAGAAACTTTAGACAAAGGTGTTAAAGAGGGTGTTATTACAATGGAAGAAGGTTTAGGTTTTATTAAAGAAAGAAAAAATTATTATGATTCTGAACTAGGTAAACAAGAAGGAGAGAAGAAAAGAATGCCTTCGGCTTATGGTGAAGAAGTAGAACAACGAGTTAATTTTTTAGATGGCGGTGACACTGAATACAATTCAATGGTTACGAAGAAGTACATTGAACTTGGTGGCAAAGAAGGAACTGGTATGGATATAGATAAATTTGCAGAAGAGTATTTTCCAAAAATGGCTGAAGGTGGTCGTATTGGCTTTAATGAAGGCACTATGTCTAAATCTGAAAAATGGATGAGAGATTATTTTTTTGATGGCAAAGGTGGATATGATGATAGAATGTCATACAAAGAATTTGCTCAAGGACCGGGACAAGAGTTATTTAAAAGATTTAATAAGAAAAATGGTGGAGTGATGTATGGGAAATATGCAAAACAAATCTTATCTTCGTAAAACATCAGGACCTCCTCCAAAATCAGGGCCCACACCTCAGGGGTTGAATATTAATTATAATACTGTTAGAACAGTAAAACATACGGAGAAAATAAATGGCAAACGATACAATAGACAAAGCTCTACCAAACGAGCCTAGAAAAGAAATTACTCTTCCTGGAGAAGAAGAGATTCAAGAATCTTTAGTAGAAGAAGTTGAATCTGAATTAGAAAAACCAGAAGAAGTAGAACAAGTTCAAAATGAAGATGGATCAGTAGATATTAACTTTGATCCAAGTGTTGGCTCTCAAGAGGGTGGTGATGACCATTATGCAAATTTAGCAGAATTTTTACCAGATGATGTTTTAGGATCATTAGCATCGGACTTAAACTCAAAGTATACAGATTACTCTATGTCAAGAAAAGACTGGGAGAAAACCTATACTCAAGGTTTAGATTTATTAGGATTTAAATATGATCAAAGAACGGAACCTTTTCAAGGAGCTTCAGGTGCAACTCACCCAGTTTTGGCAGAAGCAGTTACACAGTTTCAAGCATTAGCTTATAAAGAATTATTACCATCTGATGGACCCGTAAGATCACAGATACTTGGATTACAATCTCCAGATAAAGTTCAACAAGCTGAACGTGTTAAAGATTTTATGAATTATCAAATTATGGATCAGATGAAAGAGTATGAACCAGAATTTGATTCTATGTTATTCCATCTACCATTAGCAGGATCTACTTTCAAAAAAGTTTACTTTGATGAAGTAGAAGGTAGAGCAGTTTCTAAATTTGTTCCTGCGGATGATTTGGTTGTTCCGTACACGGCTACCTCATTGGACGATGCGGAAGCAATCATTCATAAAGTAAAAATTTCTGAAAACGAATTAAGAAAACAACAAGTAGCAGGTTTTTATAGAGATATAGATTTAGGTGATGCTACTGATAAAGAATCAGAAGTTGAGAAAAAAGAAAGAGAACTTGAAGGAGTTAAAAAATCTCAAAATGATGATTTATATACTTTGTTAGAGTGTCATGTGAATTTAGATCTTGAAGGTTTTGAAGATACAGATCCACAGACTGGTGAGCCATCTGGAATTAAGATTCCATACATTGTAACTTTAGAAGAAGGGTCGAGAGAAATTTTATCTATAAAAAGAAATTATGAAATAGGTGATGTAAAGAAAAACAAAGTTCAATACTTTGTTCATTTTAAATTTTTACCTGGACTAGGTTTTTATGGGTTCGGTCTAATCCACATGATTGGTGGACTGTCAAGGACAGCGACCGCAGCTTTAAGACAGCTCTTAGATGCGGGAACGTTATCTAATCTGCCAGCTGGTTTTAAAATGAGAGGTATAAGAATTAGAGATGATGCTCAATCAATCCAACCTGGTGAGTTTAGAGATGTAGATGCACCTGGAGGAAATTTAAAAGATTCATTTATGATGTTACCATTTAAAGAACCTTCACAAACTTTATTACAATTAATGGGTGTAGTAGTTAGTGCAGGGCAAAGATTTGCATCAATTGCAGATTTACAAGTTGGTGATGGTAATCAACAAGCAGCAGTTGGAACTACAGTTGCTCTTCTGGAGCGTGGTTCAAGAACTATGTCTGCAATTCACAAAAGAATTTACTCAGCTCTTAAAACTGAATTCAGATTAATGGCTAGAGTATTCAAGTTATATCTACCCCAAGAGTATCCGTATGATGTAGTTGGGGGCCAAAAGATGATTAAACAATCTGATTTTGATGACAGGGTAGATATATTGCCAGTTGCCGACCCCAACATTTTTTCACAGACTCAGCGTATTTCCCTCGCTCAGACGGAATTGCAGCTGGCAACTTCTAATCCACAAATGCACAACATGTATCAAACATATAGAAATATGTATGAAGCTTTAGGTGTAAAAAATATTGATTCTATTTTAATTAAACCAGCACAACCAACACCAAAAGATCCTGCATTAGAACACATTGATGCATTGGGTGGTAAACCATATCAAGCTTTTCCTGGTCAAGATCATAGAGCTCATATTACATCTCACTTGAATTTTATGGCAACAAACATTGCTAGAAATAATCCAATGGTTATGGCTTCATTAGAAAAAAATATTTTTGAACATATTAGTTTAATGTCTCAAGAACAGATTGAATTAGAGTTTAGAGATGAATTAGTACAGCTACAACAAATGCAACAGATGGCACAACAGAACCCTCAGATAGGTCAACAAGCTATGATGATGCAACAAAAAATTGAAGCAAGAAAAGCTCAACTAATTGCTGAGATGATGGAAGAATTTATGAACGAGGAGAAACAAATTACTTCACAATTTGACAATGATCCAATTGCTAAACTAAGATCAAGAGAGTTAGACCTTAGAGCAATGGAAAATGATAGAAAAGCTAAAGACTCTGATGAAAGATTTAACCTTGATAAGATGAGAACAATGATGAATCAACAAAATCAAGAAGATAAACTTCAACAGAACGAAGAATTAGCTAATTTAAGAGCTGATACATCCATTGAGAAGACTGTTTTAAGTAAAACTCTTCCAAATGCAAAAGACATGATGCCAAATGTTGAGATTTTTAGAAAAGGCTAGTGACAAAAACTAAAAAAACAGTTAAAATAAATTAATTAAGGAGAAAATATGGAAAAACTAGATAAAATTGTTGAAATCCCGTCAGAAGACAAGATGAATCTTGAAATTGACCCAAGATCTAAAACAACAGCAGATGGTGCTTTCAATTACATCGCTAAAGGTGAAGAAGTTGAAGTAAGAGGCACTAAAAGAATGCTAAAAGAGAAGTCTAAAAAAGCTAAATGGATCTAACATGTGGTTATCGGCAATTAAATTAGCCGT